CTCTTCTATCCAGATTTCGTGTTTCACCTTTTCTCATTCCGAGGTCAACCCCGACGAATGATTTATATCTGTCGACTTCACCGTTTGGTGTTATTCGTACAGCAATAGCCTGGTCCAGATCAGATCTGTATCCTTTCTTTCGAGACTGGTTACTGATGACCCGAAATACACGATTCCTCAATTGGTTGGAGGAATTTAGTAAAGTAGCGCCTTCGTTGTTAACGGAGGAGGCATGTAATGTGCCTACTGATATTGGTAAACTAGGTTTAAAAGATGAACCTGCGGGTAAAATCCGTGTGTTTGCTATGGTAGACTGTTTCACGCAATGGGCAATGAAGCCATTGCACGATTACCTATTCGAGATCTTAAGGGTAATCCCTCAAGATGGAACATTCGATCAACTTGCTCCTGTTAGACTTTTACAATCTAAAGGGCACAGAAACTTTTGGTCTTTGGACCTTAGTTCTGCTACGGATCGATTGCCATTACTCATTCAAGGAGCTCTCCTAAGTCGGTTGATAACCGCTCATGGAGCTAACCTATGGATGACACTAATGGTAGGACGTGACTACGTATTACCTTCTAGGGCACTTCAGCCCGATTATGAAGGTGATCGATTTGTACGTTACGCAGTTGGGCAACCTATGGGTGCTTTAACCTCTTGGGCAATGCTTGCTATGACCCATCATGCTATAGTGCAGATGGCAGCAGCATTGTCTGGGCGGGTAACAGGTGATGACTGGTTCGAGGACTATGCTCTCTTAGGAGATGACATAGTGATAGCTGACCGGCTAGTAGCCGATACCTACCTGAAAATCATGAATGGATTAGGAGTTGGAATCCAACTCTCTAAATCTGTAAAAGATTCTTCAGGACGAGGGGTTCTCGAATTTGCTAAGCGTGTCTACTACGGAGGTTTCTCTGTAGGACCGCTCGCATTATTAGAGGTTCTCTCTGCTGCTGGCTCATTGCCAGCGTGGTTGGAATTGGTACGTAAGTATCAACTATCCTTATCTCAAGGTTTAGCTCTCTTGGGATTTGGGTACCGATCCATTTCAAGGATTAACCAATCATGGTCAGTATTACCTCGTCGCCTTCAGGGATACGTAGTAAGTTACTACGGTCCCGGAGGACCTGGGTTCCAAGGAGACATCCTTAATTGGATGGCCTCTGGTGGCTCAGACTTTAAGTACCCAGATGATATCTGGATTAAAGATCTGGCCGCGTCTATTCGTCAGAGAGTAATTGATTTATTACCTCGAGCGAAAGCCTTAACTAAATTAGTTGAGGTAGATAGAACTAGGGCTCATTATGGAACCAGCAAATATGAACCGTGGCAATTGCCTAAGTTCCTATTTGTTGGGGATCCTAAGTATTCAGGATCATTATGGCCTCGGGCTGTACGAGCTAATCCAGATGCAATCTGGTTAGTAAGGGACCCGGGAACCTTATCACAGGATCAAATAAGATCCTTGATGGGTATGATAGAATTTTGCTATCGAGATTCTTTCTTTGACCTACATAGCGAGCTACGAGGACTTGAAACAGACTTAACTTCTTTGATAGAAGCTGATCTTTCATTAGATCGGTTAGCCGTTTTAGTAACCAGAGTTGAAAATCTGGAGAAAGAGATAGAGGGTCTTGGTTTAGCACCTGATCTTACTATTCGACGTGAGGCACCTCGTCCTACTGACTTTGTCAGAGGAGGGGAGTGGCTCGCTCGATGGCGTTCTTGGCGGAAAGTTAGAAGAAACTAAATTGGAACTAAGGCTCTAAAATAGACTGGCGTACTGGACTCAATCTTTGCCGAGTAACCAGTTGAGGGATTAAAGCCCAACCAGACCACATAAACGCTACGTAGGGCTATTAGAACGAATAATTCTAGTATGCGAACGCAGAAGTTAAGGGGTGATCATACGGTGGTTAAACGGTCTTAACTCAGTATCACTAAAATAAACGTGAGCTGAATAATGTTAAGATTTAAGACTGATTAGGTATGCCGGCTCTTAGATAGTCCGTAGTAGGTGGGAGTATACTCCCTTCCAGTTGTGCTTCTATGTTATCCTTAGGAATAGTATCACCTATTTAATGATGAAAACATATTCCAAGACGACTAACTGTACTTTGATACGGTTATCATATATCTACAACACTGCTCCTCTCGAAAGAGTGCGGGGTAGTAATATTTTCAAACGCGTATCTAGG